TACATGAAGAAGGTAATGATTGGATTGGCAAAGCAAAAATTCTTGATACACCTTTTGGTACTATCGTCAAGAATCTTATCGATGGTGGTGCTCAATTAGGAGTTTCATCAAGAGGTATGGGTTCATTGAAGACGCAAAATGGTGTCAATGTAGTTCAAGATGATTTCTATCTAGCCACAGCGGCGGATATTGTCGCAGATCCATCTGCGCCGGATGCGTTTGTTCAAGGCATCATGGAAAATAAAGAATGGATGTTAGTAGATGGTGTGTGGACCGAGATGCATCAAGAGCAAGCAAAAACGTTGATTAAACGTGCTACTCAAAGAGATATCGAAGAAGTATCAATGCACATATTTAAGAACTTCATTAAAAAGTTATAATAACATAAATAAACAATATACAAAAAGTCCAAGGAGATTTTCAAATGACTAAAAAACTTAAACTTTCGGAAGCCGCTGCTGACATCTTAGGTGGTAATGTTGCCGCTAAAAGATCAGGCCAGGATTCGTTCGGATTAGGTAAATCACTTAACCCAGCTGGTGTTCAAGCAGGTCAAATAGATTTAGGTGCAGCTCATACTAAAACTACTGATGCTAACCCAGAATATACAAAAGGCGTTCCATCTGCTACTGCTCCAGGTAAATCTGGTTTAGGTAAACAAACAGACGGTGTTGGTGCTACTAAATTATCAGGTCCTGCAGATTCAGAAGGTCAAGCAGTTGTAGATGGTGAGCAAGATGCTGATTCTTTAGAAACAATCGCTAATCGTAAACCAGGTAAAAAACCAACTCAAACAATGCAAGCAAATCCAGGTGCTCTTACTACTGCTGAAGAATATGAATCAGATGAAGATACACTTGTTGAATTTGACATCACAGAAGACGTTGATGCACTTTTAGCAGGCGAAAATCTTTCAGAAGAATTCAAAACAAAAGCTGCAGTAATTTTTGAAGCTGCTGTTAATGCTCGTGTTCAATCAATCTCAGAACAAGTTCAAGAAAAACTAGTTCAACAATTTGATGAAGAGTTTGATACATACAAACAAGAACTTGCAGAACGTGTTGACGATTATCTTAACTACGTTGTAGAGCAATTCATGGAAGAAAACAAATTAGCAGTTGAACAAGGCTTACGTGCTGAAATCACAGAAAGCTTTATCAACGGTATGAAGAATTTATTCGAAGATCATTACATTGATATTCCTGAAGAAAAAGTTGACTTAGTTACAGAACTAGCAGACAAAGTAACTTCATTAGAAGATCAATTAAATGAACAGATCAATAAGTCTGTTGATTTGAATAAAGAGCTCAATGAGCATAAAAAAATGGAAGCTATTCACGCAGTATGTGAAGGCTTGACTCAAACCCAAGTAGAAAAAGTCGTGTCACTTGCAGAAGGTGTTGATTTTACTACTCAAGAAGAGTTTGTCGAGAAGTTGGAAATGATTAAAGAATCATATTTCCCTTCTAACGTAAAAGTGGCAGACAAATCTGAATTTTTAGATGAACAAGCATACACATCAGCACCGGAAGAAACTACAAAGTATGTAGATCCTGAAGTTGCTATGATTGCTAAATCAATTACAAAATTCACAAAATAACAATAACAACTTTAACAAAAAAGGAAACAAAATGTATCTTTCAGAAGACATTCAAAAAAAATGGGAGCCAGTTCTAGAACATCCAGAATTGGAGTCAATTAAAGACCCATACAAGAAAGCTGTTACTGCGATGATTCTTGAGAATCAATCACGTGCAATGCAAAACGACCGTGAACAACTCAATGAAACATTGACAGACAACGGTCCAACAAACCTTACTGGTGGTGTTAAGAACTACGACCCAATTTTAATTTCATTGGTTCGCCGTGCTTTACCTAACTTAATCGCTTATGATGTTGCTGGTGTTCAACCAATGACAGGTCCTACAGGTCTTATTTTCGCAATGAGAGCTAAATATAACGATCAAGCTGGTACAGAAGCATTCTTTAACGAAGCTAATACCATTTTCTCTGGTAACAATTCTATCAACAACCAATTTGGTTTTGGTGGTACTAACTCAACTGACGCTAATACAAACCCAGCTGCTTATGGTAACATTAACCAAACAACTAACGGTTCTAACAACTTCACATCTGGTATCGGTATTTCAACAGCTCAAGCTGAAGTTTTAGGTTCTGAAGTTGGTGGTGTATTCAATCAAATGGCATTCTCAATTGAGAAAGTTTCTGTAACTGCTCAATCACGTGCTCTTAAAGCTGAATACTCATTAGAATTAGCACAAGACTTAAAAGCAATTCATGGTCTTGACGCTGAAACAGAGTTAAGTAACATTCTTTCAACAGAAATTCTTGCTGAAATCAACCGTGAAGTAATCAGAACGATCTACACAGTTGCTAAAGCAGGTGCTCAATACGGTACTCAAACTGCTGGTATTTTCAATCTTGACACAGACTCAAACGGTCGTTGGTCAGTTGAACGTTTCAAAGGTTTGATTTTCCAAATCGAAAGAGATGCTAACGTTATTGCTAAGACAACTCGTAGAGGTAAAGGTAATGTTCTTATCGTTTCTTCTGATGTTGCTTCAGCTTTAGCAATGGCTGGTGTATTACAATATACTCCTGCTCTTTCTGCTGATCTTCAAGTTGACGATACTGGTAACACTTTTGCTGGTCTATTACATGGCCGCATCAAAGTGTATATCGATCCATACTTCGGTGGTTATCAATCAAACAACGAGTTAGTAACAGTTGGCTATAAAGGTTCTTCACCTTATGATGCTGGTTTGTTCTATTGCCCATACGTTCCATTACAAATGGTTCGTGCAGTTGATCAATTCACATTCCAACCAAAAATCGGCTTCAAGACACGATATGGTATGGTAGCTAACCCATTTGCTGAAGGTACAGATGTAGGCAATGGTCGTTTAGTAACACGTTCTAACAACTACTATAGAATTTTCCAAGTTGCAAACTTAATGTAATATTGGAAGTTTTAGTAATAGTCCTAAGAAAGGGAGAAGAAATTCTCCCTTTTTTTACGCCTAAATAATAGATACAAGGAGAAACAAATGGCTGGACATAACGGCGCTTTAACAAGACAACCTGAAAATACAAATTTATTACAAGTCACTAAGTATATAATGACATTACCACGTGTAAATAATGTTCAATATTTTTGTCAAGAAGCCAATTTACCTGGTGTTTCTATTTCTCAGATTGCAAGACAAACACCCATAGTTGATCTATGGTCACCTGGTAGTAAATTATCATATAATGAATTTGATGTAACATTTGTTATTGATGAAGATTTACGTGCTTGGACAGATATCCATGATTGGATGAGAGGTCTTTCTGGTGGTGTTGATGATAATGAATGGTCTAATATGATGAGAAAATCAGCAGTATCACAAGATGCATCTGTTGAACAAAATAAAAATCCTAATGCCAGACCTTTTCCACAATACTCTGATGGTGTTTTAACACTATTGACTGGATTAAATAATCCAAAAATTCGTATTAAGTTTGCTCAAATGTTTCCAACTGATTTATCTGATATACAATTTGACTCAAAACTTTCTTCTGATACAATCCTACGGCTACTGCCAAATTTAGATTTGACTATTTTAATATAGAACGCTTGACAGGTTAACATTTTTTTGTTATAATATAAGCATTTAGCTTAATTGAGAGTTTATTATGAGTGAAATATTACCACAATCAGAAATTGATTATGTTTTAGACCTTTGGAAAAAAGATTCTGAAATTGACCTTACCGAACCTAGTAGAGAAATCCTAAAGATTCCTAATCTACATAGTCGTTATCTTACCATACTTACCAAAAACAAAGTAGCCTCTAAAAAGAAACTATTTGAATATAGTAAACTCAAGAAAATTAAATGGGAATACTACACAGGTAAAATGTCACAAGAAGATTTAGACAAGTATAATTGGGAACCATTCCGTTTTACTCTTAAATCTGATATCACTACTTACTTAGAATCAGATTCCCATTTAATTAAACTCATGCAAGATAAAATGATTCACGATGAAATATGTGAAGCTTGCACTGCCATACTTAAAGAACTTAATAATAGAACTTGGCAACTTCGTGAGTATATGACACAAGAAAGATTTATAGCTGGTGCCAGATAAAAAATCTAATCAAGCTAAAGGTAGAACTAGTTATGACGCTAACGTTGATAACAGTTTAGTCACGTTTTTTAATCGTAATGTATCTCCATATCCTACAGAAGTTGGTAGTCCTAAGTTTGATTTAATACCAATTGAAAAACAAAAAGATGTAATGGTTAATGTTGCTCGTTTACATGCTAAACAAGAATACAACAGAATTATGGACGTGGTTAAAGTATTACAAAGTCAAGCCTCTGAAATTAAAAAAAGATTAGACTTGACAGACATGGTTCATGGTGCTGTTTATGATTTTCAAATCTCTCATGGCCAAACTTATTGGTTATTATATGACAGTAGAATATTAAAAACTAGATTGTGTTTACAAGGTCCTGATGATTGGACAACCGGCAAACCAGAGAGTTATGAATATATCTGTCAGGTAAAATGGTTAGGTGATTACACTTGGATTGAAATAGATGACTGATAAATTAATCATTTCTAAAAAAGATGAAGTCTATGCTAAGGTAACTTGTGAGAAACATCACGCACAAGAGTTATCAGAGTTCTTTACATTCTTTGTTCCTGGACACCAGTTCACACCAGCATTTAGAAATCGACTGTGGGACGGAAAAATAAGATTGTTCGATTTAAGATCGAATAGTTTGTATCTTGGTTTAATCCCTTATCTACGTAATTTTTGTGAAGAAAGACAATACGATCTTGAATTTGACGAAACTGGTGCCGATCTTACTGATGATTATCCTGTTTATCATGGTGAAAAATTTGTTGCTGATTTAAAACTACAATCAGCTGGTAAAAATATTCAAGTTAGAGATTACCAACTTGATGCTTTCATTCAAGGTATGCGTCATAGACGCCAATTACTTTTATCACCCACGGCATCTGGTAAATCATTAATCATTTATCTATTTGTTCGTCAATTCATTCAATATCAAAATCTTCGTGGTTTAATTATTGTTCCTACCACATCACTTGTTGAACAACTCTATTCAGATTTTGATGACTATTCAAATGCTAATGGTTGGAATGTAGAAGATAATGTTCATCGAGTATATCAAGGTCGAGATAAACAATCAGATAAAAATGTAGTCATATCTACTTGGCAATCTCTTTACACGTTACCAAAAGAATACTTTGAACAATATGATTATATAATTGGTGATGAAGCACACCAATTTAAAGCATTATCACTCACCAAAATAATGACATCGTTATCCAAAACCAAATATCGTATTGGTTTAACTGGTACATTAGATGGTACCAAAACACACAAACTTGTATTAGAAGGTTTATTTGGACCTGTCCGTAAGGTCACATCAACAAAAGAATTGATTGATAAAGGTCAATTATCTGAATTTGAGATTAAATGTCTTATATTAAAACATGATGATGACATCTGTAAATTAATGAAAGACAAGAAATATCCTGAAGAACTTGAGTATCTAATTTTCAATACGGCAAGAAACAAGTTCATTCGGAATCTCGCACTATCATTGAAAGGCAACTCGTTGATACTCTATCAATTTGTTGACAAACATGGTTTAATCCTTTATAATATGATATCTGAAGCTGAGAAATTAGGCAATAGAAAAGTGTTCTTTATTCATGGTGGAGTTGAAACTGATGAACGAGAACAAATTAGAAAAATAACGGAGAATGAAAATGACGCTATTATTGTGGCTTCTTATGGGACTTTTAGCACTGGTATTAATATCAGGAATTTGCATAATATTATATTTGCGTCACCGAGCAAGAGTCGCATTAGAAACTTACAATCGATTGGTCGAGGGTTGCGGGTTAGCGAAACCAAACAGCGAGCAGTTCTCTACGATATCTCTGACGACCTCAGAACAGGCAAACACGTCAACTTCACTCTAAGGCACTTTATGGACCGAATAAAGATATATAATGAGGAGAGGTTCTCTTATAAAATTTACAAGATTGCATTGAAACGATAATGGAAACTATAAAAATATTAAGAATGAAATCTGGTTATGATCTTATTGGTTTTGTGTCTGAAGATTTAACTCATCAGGTACATATAAAGAAACCTATGAAAATTAGTATTACGGTTGATCCAAGAGATCAACAACAATTCTTTGTTATACAGAATTGGTTACCTCACCAGTATTTTGCTAAAGATGAAGTGGATATTTGGTTAGATGATATATTGTTTATTGTGGAAGCCACAGAATCTTTTAAAGATTATTATGTTGAAATGATTCATAAACTAGATAAGTTAATAACAGCAGTTAAGATAATGGATAACTACGAAGATCATGAAGAAATGCTTAATGCTATGGATGAAGCTTATGACCAACCAATTCATTAGAAACATTAACATGATAGGGGACATAGTGAATAATACTCTTTGTCAAGCGATTTGTCAAGCATAATTATGGGAAATTTATAAGAAAATGATTTTAATCACTGGTGGCGCAGGTTTCATAGGTGGTAATTATTTACACTATTTGTATAAAGAGAACGTTCACAGAAAAGTGGTATGTGTGGATAAACTCACTTATGCTTCCAATTTGGAATACATTCAACCACTCATTGATAAAAAGTTTGTCATATTTCATGAAGAAGATATTGGTAACAAACAAGGTATTACAGAATTATTTAAATTTTATAAACCACATTTCATTGTAAACTTTGCAGCCGAATCACATGTAGATAATTCTATTGACAACTTTAAACCTTTTGTTGATACAAATATATCAGGTACTATTAATTTATTAGAGTGTTCTAGATCACTAAAGAGCCTTAAAAAGTTTATACATGTTTCGACAGATGAAGTGTATGGTAGTTTAAATTTAGATTCAAAGAATAAATTTACAGAAGAAACACATTATGAACCTAATAGTCCATATTCAGCAAGTAAAGCTGCAAGTGATCATTTTGTAAATGCATGGAGAGCAACTTATGGTGTTCCAACAATTATTACCAACTGTTCTAATAATTATGGACCATCTCAACATATTGAGAAGTTTATACCAAAAGTAATTGCACATGCGTTAGAA